CAATGAAGATGATATTAGACGATGATTGACGGTTAATACTATCTATAATTTGATTAAATGTTGTTGTTGAAAATGGAATAACTGATCGACCCCTTATTGCTCCAACACCTACTTCGCCGTCACCTCCATTCGATTGTAGATAATAGATCGCAACTCTGTCTGCCGTATCTAGTTTTCTACCATTAATACCATTACCAAACTTAATCTCATATTGCTTGTTTTCATTAAACCGTATCTCATATCCATTACTAAATGCGTCTTCATTGTACAAAGACTGCACTCTTGACCATTGTGTCCAGTTACCGTTGTTGTATACATAGACATCAATATTAAAATGATCTACGATAATGTTATCTCCGGGGGTGAAGAATATAATCTCATTATCATTACCTGCAGCGGAATAGATTGGATATTCACGATATCTACCTTGGTATAGTAGTTTTTGTTTTGTAATGTTTATCAGGTTTTCAGTTGCACCTAAAGGCTGTGTTTTTGCAAAAACTATATCTTCGTTAAATGTGTATGTTTTTGTTCCGTTCTCAATATATGAGTAACGTGGAATAGTATATAAACCTTCACCAAATGTTGTTCCTGCAGTCATACCAAAAGTGAGTGTCGAAGTTTGACGACCTATTGGTTTGTAATCGAGCAACTTTACTATACGGTTCATTGCATCGTATAGTGTAGTTTCGGAGAACTCTGAGTTCGTAGCTGTTTGGTTTAAATAATACATTAACGTGTTGAACGCGTATGCAATTATTTCGTTTATAGTCGAAATATAAGATCCTTCATAGTTCTGATCTGTAAAAATATTTGTCTCATTCAAACGATCTTTGATGTATTGTTTTAGCGTTAAAGCATCAAAAGATAGATATCCATCTTTTGGTATATTAAATTCTGTTGACATTATCTACCTTGCTCCTTAAAATATGTAGCCATCTTTTGTTAGTAGTCCTTCTAGACCAACCGGCTCGTTTAATAATGGTATCGCCACGTTTAGTGTAATCACGTATTCATTTCGATCTTCATACCCGGCTATATCGATATTTAATAAACGAATTCGTGGTTCCCACTTTCTTATTGCATCACTAACCTCTCGACCGATTTGCCTTGACACAGTTTCTGTTACAGGCTCAAAAATATACCGTCTTAAATCGGAACCATACTCAGGTAGCAGAAATCGTTCCCCTGGTATAGTATTAAACAAATTTCTTATTGAGTTTCTGATTGCATTTAAATCATATGCAACTCTAATATCCCGACCGTTTCCAATAGTACTTCGAAAGTTTGCTGCAGATCCTGTTGGGTCTTCGGAGAAATCCAGATAAAAATCAACATAGCTGTAATTATCCTCGTTAGTACTTGTATCTTGTAGTGTGTTAAAGTTGATAGAGCTCATTTTTATTCCTTAAGTAACATAAATATTTATACAATACACTGTTTTTGAAAGGACACAAAATGAACGTTTTTGATATGAATGTTTTTTTGCTTGTTTAGTACAGACTTTTCTATAAATAGTAATAGGAGTATATATGAAAAATTTTAACAGCAATTTCACACAAATTTGTGAAGAAACACTAAATGCCTACAGTCAAGGTGGGTTTTTGCGTGGTAATTATGTAATCATAAAGCCAGACGCACTAAAAAATGAAGCACTTAAACAGATATCGGATCCGATGAAAGCAATAATAACTGATGCCATCAAAAAGAAAACGATGTTCCGGATTAGTTATATTAAATCTGGTAACTCAGAGGCACCGAGTGGTCCGGTAGATGCTCCGAATATTGCAACAGGCACACTTTGGGCAGATGTTGTAGTTGAATATGCACCAGGTATGTGGAAGGACCCAATGACTCTACCTGTCGAAGTACTCAAAAAAGTTGAACTCGAAGGAGAGATGGACGGATATCCACAATATTCATCTGAAATTAAAAGAGAAAATGATTACAGCACTAGCGGTGCAAAACCAGTAGATCAGACAAAGGGTGATGATTCTAATAGAAAATTATCTACTAAAAATACAAAATTAGCAAATACTAAAAATCCAACCCCTGGTGACAAGAGTACTAAATTACGTGAATCTGTTACGATGTTTCACGAAAATGAGGCGATTTTCGAGTCATACACTAACTCACTAGGTGAAGGCATCATTGATTGGGCAGCAGATAAAGCTAAACAGGTAGGTAATAATATTTCCCAAGGTATTGATATTCGTGCAGCTCTCAATAGCCCAGAAAAACTAGCACACGCATTTTCGCAACTCAAGCAACAAGATCCAGAAAAACTAAAAGTAACGATTAAGAAGTTACTTGAACAAGGATACGGTGAACAAGTCGCAGCTGCTGCTGGGTTTCAACAGGATATAGATCAAGCTATGGGAGATCAACCAGACGATTGGCATGGTAATGCAGATCTAGGTGATTCCCAGAGTAGCCAAGATTTAGAACAACCAGTGACCGATACCGGCAGTTATATGAGCTAATTGATTATTTGCAGTAGTTGTATAATACAACAGAATGCATTAATTTCAAAATCCATAACTTGCTGATGAGACTCCATGTAACGACCTACAGTTAACATGGAGTTTCTCTTTTTATCTTCTGGTATATCTTGATCGAATATATGCTCAAAGAGTCCTTTTAGTAGAAGTAAGTAATCACTATTAAACTCTAATTCGTTCTCTATCACATATTTACGAATCTCATTCGCACTCTTATTCTCAGATATTAGATTGTAAACCTTACTCGGAAATACAACCTGTGATAGCTTTTCTGGAATCTTTAACGATCCGTTGATTGTATACTGTTGTACACATTTTATAATACTACGGAGATCGGGATACATAAGCTTAATTAAACTCATTAACCGCTCTTTTTGTTCTGTTGACACCTTTATACCTTCGGTTTTTATAATCTCAACTACACGCTTTACACATCCGTCAAACGGAGGTACAATTTCAAAAATTTGCGCGCGTGAACGAATAGCTTCAATGATTCTGTTTTTATAGTTTGCAGTTAAAATGAATCGAGCGTTCTCAGAGAACTCTTCCATAGTATTACGGAGTGCTCGTTGTGCATCAGGTGTAAGTCCATCCATCTCATCGAGAATAATAATCTTAATTCCACCATCAAACGATTTAGTTTGTGCAAATCCGATTACCTTTTCTCGTATAGTATCAATACCTCGCTCGTCTGATGCATTAATATAACGATATGAGCAACCTAACTCTTTTACAAGAATCTTCGCTAATGACGTTTTACCAGATCCTGGTGCACTTACAAAAAGTACATGCGGAATCTTTCCGTCTTTAATCTTCTCTCTAAAGTATTCTAATGTTGCACTATCAAGAACTATTTCATCCATAGTCCCCGGCCTAAACTTTTCTACCCATATATCATTTAACATGTATTATCCCTCTTGGAGCTTATGTATCTCTATGCTTCCGTTGTTTGATTAATATACTACAATAAGATTACGTTAGATCTTTCCGCTTGATCCAAACCCTTTGTCCCCACGCTCTGATTCCACTGCTGAATCAATCCAATCGACATCAAAATCGATTAATGGATAGACTGCAATCTGTGCAATACGCTCTCCTGGTTCAACTACATAGTCTTTATCAGACATATTGTACATTTTTACACCGGTGTCGCCTCGATATTGGTTATCTATAACACCTGGATGTGCTAGAATACCATGCTTAAAAGATAAACCACTACGCGATTCAATCTTAAACCAGAAACCTGGTGTAATATATCCTACCTTAATTCCAGTAGGAACAATAGCTGATCCTTTTGCCGGTATTATCACCTCCTCAATACCGTATATATCGTAGCAAGTATCACAAGTTGTATTCTGAAATACCCATCGACTGACGCAATCTATCGGATCAATATTATCGTGGTTTCGTTTTGGTAGTTTTGCTCTATCGTCCGTTTTTACAAATTTTATCTCAACCATTTTCTGTTAACAACTCCTTACCATGTGAAATCGATTCCTGCATCGGCTGTGGACGTGATGCATCGACTGCATTTGCCTGTAGCCAAGAGATTAGCGACATTACTTTGTTACTCGGTATAATCCATTGCTTTCCGTGTATAACTATTGTTTCATTCATATTATTCTCCTATATCGTTCATTGCATCAAACTCATTATCGAGATCTTCATCGGAGGGCTCTTCAATTGGTGTATTCTTAATTTTTTCTTCCAATAAAGAGACTACAGCGTATTCAATAAGCGCACTATCATCTTTTTGAATTCTATGTAATCCTAAATCTCTTAGCATTTTTGCTTCATTTGGGGTTACATCCAAATCAAATTTATAGATAGTTTCTTTTCTTTCTTTACCTAATTCCATATCTTCTCCTTCTGTATATAATTTAAGAATAACATACATCGAAAGAAAATCAACGGGATCTCCAGAAGCCTCGTATAAATATTTAAAATGAATAATACAAACAATGATATCGATGATTTATTGAATGAGCTGAAAGATACCAAAAAGCTTGGTGGAATGATAATGGTTGAATCACCTTTACCGACTGTACAGCCAGATATAAACGATGAAACCATAAACGATTTTATAATGAAGAAAGCGTCCTTGCTTATTCAACAAGGTGTAGATACCCTGGAGGGAATTAAAAATGCTGTAAAAGGTAGTGGTAATCCTGAAGAGGTAGAATCGTACTCAAAGCTTATTACAGCCGTAACGTCTACTGTAGATACACTCAATAAGATCAATATCCAGAATAAGAAAGCTGCCGCTTCGAGAGAATTAAAGAAGCTAGACATGGAAATGAAACAAGGTCAGCTAACTAATAACGGCAATATAAACGTTCTAATTGCACCAAGAGAAGAAATAATGAATAAACTCTTTAATGATGCACTAGAAGTAGACATCGACGCGACTTACGAAGATGTGGAAGATCATATAAGTGACTGATGATCCTTCCAGTACTCTGGATCAGTTTCCTTAATTGAGAGTATACTCTCCAGTTCATCGTCCAATAGAACAGGGAAAAGAGACACCCTATTCTTCCCTAAGAGCTTTTTAACTTGTAGGATTATACCTAAAGCTTTTTTACCTTTTCGAGGTAACTCTAAATAAGGAAGATCAGGATGTCTCTCTTTTAGGTCCTTACAACTTTTACAATCTTGTAAGCCGAGTATTATCACTTATATTATACCTTGCTCGTATAGTCGTGAATGCTCTGCCAGTGATTTAAAAATACCAAATTGTGGGCTAGCAGAACCAGTCGCACCATCTGAAAGTGTTGCATAGCTTCCAACATTATCATATGCAAAGGCTGCATAAAAATAATTTTGATTTGAATCGTTTGCTGCACCATCAGTGTAGGTTGCTAGAGCACCATTATAAACAGTTGTTCCTTCGCTATAAGCACTAGGTACACCTGTTAATGATCTCTTAACTATTGTTCCAGACACATCACCTACGATACTATTCGTCCATGAGAGTAATAGTGATTGATCTTGTGTAGTAATTGTAAATCCAGATACACCACTAGGGGCACCGGCATCACCGAGAGCTGTAATAGTTCCAATGCTACTTGTCCATGTTCCATCGATCATTGTTTCAGATCCGGATAGACCAGCCGACAATGCTGTACCTGTTGATGATACACCTACAACCATGTTTGTTATAAAATCATCAGCATGTAATGCAGTATTATCTGCCGTAATGTAGAACCATAGAGCCTCAGGGGTTGCTGTTGCTCCGTCCCATTTAAACTCAAAGGGTAGTGTTACTCCACCTGATAATCCGATACTAAAAGCAGGTATTGATTGATTTCCAGATATAGAAATACTATCAATGTTAAGCGCGGTAATACCGAATGCCGGTGAAAAGGTATGCGGGTATACTGAAGCTAGTACAACTAGTGTATCATTATACGCGAGTTCTTTGTCTAAGTCAAAAATTGTTGCTATTGAATAATTGTTATCAGCCATTTTAAATTCCTCCTATAGGTTTTAAATATTTAGTTATTTCGACAAGAAAAAACCCGGCTCTATAAAGAACCGGGTTCTATAAATAGTTGCTTATTAGA